CAGGTGCGATGCGCGGGCACATCTGCTCCGCGCTGGGGCGGAGGCGGTCGGGCAAGCCGCTCGGAAGGCCGCGCTCGAGCAGCCAGCGGTGCGACCAGGCGCGGCGCTTCAGCTCAACCACGCCGCTGAGCGTGCGGGCGAAGTGGAACTGCGGCTCGGCTTCCTCGTCCGTCCTCGGGCCCTTGTCCGCGAGATGCGGGAAGATGTCGCCCCAGTGCCGCCGGAACTCACGATGGTCGCCATGAGCTAAAACACGGCGGGCGACGGCGGACGCGGACATCAGCGCGGCGTCTGTCCCGGCGTGTAATGCCGGATCGACGGCGCCTTGCGCGATGCCGCCACTGCCGACCTCACCGCCTTCCTCACCTGCTGCCGCACGGCGGGCGATACGCCCACCAGCCGCGGCGCGTTCGCAGCCGCAGAGATCGCCTGCTGCACCGACCGCTCGGCCTGCCGCATCACCGGCTGCGACGGGCTGACGATCTGAGGTGCCCGTGCGGATGCGTCGATCGCCATCCGGATCGCACGCGCGATCTGCTGCCGCACCGATGCGGGCATGTCCCGGCTGAGCTGCGACATGACACCCGTCGCGGCCTTCAGCTCCTGCGGAAGCGGCATCAGTCTAGAGTGAAGGTCGTTGCAGTCGTCAGGCGGGGCAGCACGCCCGAGCCGGTGACGATGTTCGGGGTGACCGTGCCAGACATATGGATGTCGGTGGCGCCGCCGCCGGTCTTGCCCGCCGAGAAGTGGGTGACCGTCCCCGAACCGCCCGTTCCGGTCGGGAAGTCGATGTTCGCCGCCGGCGAGGTCGATCCGCCCGAGGGGGCGGAGAAGCCCGAGGTCGAGCGGGCGACGTTGACTCGGGCGTAGGAGGTGTAGGCCGCCTCGGAGGTCGACTGCGTCCCGCCCTCGCCTGGGTCGGCGGTGTGCAGCGCCATGGCGATGTTGGCCTGCGGCGACGATGCCGCATTGTCCGCCATGTTCGCCCATGCCGTCGCGTTGAAGATCAACGCCAGGATGGCGTTCTCGGCGGTGTTCGAGAAGGACATGCTACCTCCTGTTGAGTTCGGCGAGCTGGTCTCGCCCCGTGCGCGCGGTGCGGCCGCGTGCCTGTTTCTTCGGTTGCGGTTCGTACGTGCCGGCGACGATCGCCACCGGCCGCGCCCACACCGGCCGCCGTGCGGGCCCGCGGGCATCGTCGAACCACCTGATCTCTGCTCGCTCCGGCTGCAGCGAGATGCGCGCCGCCTCGGCATAGCCGAGCAGGTCGAGCGCCTCGTTCGCGCCGCGCCGCTCGAACTTGCCGTCGACCATCACCTCGCCGCACAGCTCGTCGTAGGTCGACTTGGGCAGGCCCGAGGCGAAGTGCACCTGGCCGGGCCCGCCGTCCTCGACCGCGAGCCGCTCGATCGACTGCATCTTCAGCTTGTCGACGTTGAGCGTGTATTCCTTGACCGGCGGCATGAGCTTGCGCCCTTCCGCGTCCTTGTTGATCTCGCGCGGCGCCCCGACCTCGGGCGCGGTCTTGCTCGAGCGGCCCTTGACCAGCATCAGCCGGTAGCCCTTGAGGCCGCTGTCGCCGCTCTTCGCCATCTGACGCGCGAACTCGCGGGCCTTCCACGTCACGCCGCCCGGCTCCTCGCCGTCGGCATTGCCGGCGCCGCCGGTGTCGATCGCGACACACGCGATCGGCATGCCCTGCGTGTCGTCCGCGCTGAGCGGCACGACGCTGCGCAGCAGCCTGTCCCGGATGACGAGCCAGTCCTTCTGCCGCTCAGCTGGCCGCAGTTCCTCGTCGTCGAGGTTGCGGCGGATGGTGTCGCGCTGGATCACCCACGAGCGCCCCTCGAGGTCCCAGCCGACGATCAGGATGTCGAACTTGCGCCCGCCGACGTCGACCGAGGCCGTGATGAAATCTGCGCGCGGCGGACAGGTCCCCCTGGGGAATGCCGGGTTCAATTCCTGATCCGCCGCGCGCTGGGCGAGGACCTTGGGATCGAGGACGCGGGATCCGGGGCCGCGTCCCTGATAGACCTCACCCAATGACTTTGCCGTGAATTCCGCAAGCGGCTCGGGCTTGCGGGTGCGCTCGTAGTGCAGCAGCACCTCGACCCACTCCCGCGCCAGCCGCCCCCAGGTGATGAACGGGGACATCGTGCCGTGAATCCAGAAGCCGGCCGTGTCGCCCTGCTTCGCCTGCCCCGTCACCGTCCCGTCGGGGACGATCACCTGCCCTGCGAACACCCACTTGCCCGCGCGGTTCATCGCCGCCTTGTGCTTGTCCTCGATCACCGTCCCGCAGTGCGGGCAGGCAAGGCCGGCGCTCGCCTCGACGCGGTCGAGCAGCTCGTCGTCGTCGAGGTCGTCGTTGCGGTCGTAATCGAGCCGCATCAGCATGTCGGTCGGCGTGCCCGTCGCAGGGTCGATGACGCGGGGCGCGAGCGGGTGCGGGCTCGACCAGAGCCTGCAGTGCGGGCACGGCCAGTACCACAGCCCGCGGTTGCTCAGCGCCCAGAAGCTCGCGATGCCCGCTGTCCAGCCGGCGTCGGGGTGACTCTCCATGTAGAGCTTGAACTGCGTCCCGAAGGCGCGGCCGCGGACCCTGGCGAGGCCACGGAACGCCGCCCTCAGCTTGGGCCGGAAGCCGTCGACCTCGGTCGCCATGATCAGCGGCGCCTGCTTCTGCCGCACCGTGCCGGGGTTGGCGGGGAACAGCTGGATCGCGCGGCCTGCGACGCGCTTGAACTTGCGCTTGTTGTCGGTCGGTCGCTTGCCGACCTTCTCCGCGATCTCCGGATGGAGGGTGAAGAAGTCGGCGAATTCCTTGTCGGCGTAGGAGTTCACGTCTTCCGCCGCCGGCAGGTAGATGATCGTGTCCGTCAAGGGCCCGTTGCGAAGGCGCTTGAACAGATGGTTCTCGCCCGCGATCGACTTGCCGGTCCTGCCCGGCCCGACGACGTCGACCTCGATGAACGCCGGATCGTCCAGCGCATCCTGCGGACCGTCCATGTACGGCGTCAGCGCGCGGTCGTAGAGCCGCTTCGCCTGCTGCCCGCCTGCATCGACGCCGCCCTCGGACGAGGGGAGATAGCGGTGCTGCGCCGCACACTCCTTCGTCGAAATGTCCTCGGGCGGCAGCAGCAGCTCGAGGTGGCTTGCGGCGACCGCCCTCGCGTCGGCGCAATAGCCGTCAGCGCCGAGCCGCCTGAGCTCCTCTTCGACCGCGGCCAGTGGTGACAGCATCGGGGTTCAGGCGCTTGCCGAGCTTGTCGTGGATCCTGACAAGCAGATTGCGCCCTTCCTCCCTGACCTGTTCCCTGACCAGCGCCGGCCATTTGCCTGCGGGGTCGAGCCGGCCGACCATCGACAGGGTCTCCGACTGGATCGTGGTAAACACATCGGCGATGACGCCCTCGAACTCGGCGAGGGGCACATACTGCCGCTGCTCGATCTTCTTGCGCTGGTTCGAGGTCTGCAGGAAATCGAGCTGCCGCAACTCCTCGAGGCTGAGGCCGGTGTCGGCCATCTCGGGCTCGAAGCCCGCCATCTCGGCGATGCGGCGGTTGCGGTCGTTGCGTTCCTTGAGCTTGCTCTCGAAGAAGCGGATGAGGTGATCGAACACCTTCTTCGCGTCGAACTGGTAGGGCGATCCCTCGCTGCCTCGCAGCAGGCAGGGAAAGTCCGGATCAGCCTCGACGTAGGTCTTGAGCTGACGCCACGTCATGCCGATCGCGGCCGCCATCTCCTCGGCGTTGAGCGGGCCCTTGACCTTCGACGCGACGAACTGCTTGCGCCGCTCCTTGAGCGCCGCGATGCGTGCGCTGGGGTCAGGCGCCTGCCGCGCCAATCCTCACCAGGCCTTCCGGCGGGGGGGCGCGAAAAGGGCAAAGCACCCCGTCGCCGGCGTCCGGCACGAAGAGCAGGCCGCGTCCGCACCGAATTTTATTTTCGATATTGCCGGAGAAGCGCTCACTGGTCGCTCGCCTCAAACAAAAAAGCCGCGGATTTCCGCGACTTTCGAGAGTTTCGCCTGCGGCGGTGACAATTCGTCTCGCGGCGAAAACTGCCACATTCGGGCCGGAATGCAAGCGATTCGTTCGGCGCAATTGCGCCATCGGCTGACGACAGTCGCTTCACGCGAGCAGCCAGACCGCGAGGGCCGCAACCAGCACCAGCGGCACTAGGCATCCAATGAGCGGCACGATTGCCATGCGCTCCTCTGCACCTTGGGGATGAAGGAGGCTCATGGTTCACCCTCCAAGAATGCCGGCGCTCGCCGCAGCGAGGCTCGCATCGTCGACCTCGCCCTCCGCATGGCGCATCGCGTCCGGCCAGAGGTCGATCGCGTCGAGCAGCAGGCGGCGCGCGCGGGCCTTGCCCATGCGGTAGCGCAGCGCCGCTGCGGAGAAGCTGATCGCCTCGCCGACGAGCATGTCGAGGACCGCCCGCCTGGGCTCGGGGATCCGCTGCCGCCACCAGCCGTAGGCGACCTCGCGGCGGACCCGCATGATGCCCTCGATGATGTTGTCGCGCCCGCTGCCGGGAAAATCGACGGGCATCTCGTAGGATGGAGAGCGGATCGCGACATCGCGCTCGATCGACTCTGCCACGGCCGCGATCTCCGCTGCCCAGTAGAGCTGGTCCGCCGTCAGCTGCCCCGCCATGAACATGCCCGTCAGGCCGGTTCGTTTCGCAACCAGCTCGCTCTTGCGAGCATGACGATGCGTCTCGGGCGTGCCCTCGTGCTTGTGATCCCAGCGCTTGAGCATCCGGTGGCGGCCCACGGCGAGACGCAGGCTATCGACGCGCGCCTGGTACTGGGCGTTGCTCTCGCCCGGCAGCGCGGCGATGCCCTGCACCAGCCGCGGGGCGTTGGCGACCTTGTCCGCCGCCGCTTTGGCGATGACGCCGGCATATTGCTCGCGCTGCTGCTCGAGGCGCACCCGCTCAGCCTCCGCGCGCTGCTTGCGCTCGGCGAGCTCGGCGAGGCGTTCCTGCCGCCGCTCGTGGCGCGCCCGCCGCCGCTCCTCGCGCTGGGCCTTGCTGTACCAGCCCGCCGGTCGCTTGACGCGCTCGCGCTTCTTTCCCTCCCCAGGCACGCCTACACCCTCCGTTTT